CCCAACCATCGCTGGTATCCGCCTCTTCAAGTCGAACCACTTGGCTACCGTTACGGTGGCTGCTGCTTCCGCTGATGCTGACGATGCAAATGCTAAGAACGATGTCTTCGGTACTTCTGGTGTCGGCTACAACGCTACTGACATTTCGGCAATCGAGATGATTGTTGCTCACCCAAGTGCTATCGGCACGGTGAAGCTCCTTGATCTTGCTACCGAATCCGAGTATCAAATCGAGCGTCAAGGCACGCTGTTTGTTGCTAAGTACGCAATGGGCCACGGTGTCCTTCGTCCTGAAGCTTCGGTCGTAATCGGTTAATCAATAAAAACCCACTTGGCCCCCTTTAGTTCGTAAGTTCTAAAGGGGGCTTTCCTTTTGTTTGGGATTTACACCGTAGATCAAGGCGCACTTGACCTATGCTGTAAGTTCTATACAACTATACTTAAAATCGCATATACATGGCTACACTTACATCAAAACTAGAAGCAGTTAATACGATGCTTGGTTATATCGGAGAGGCTCCTATTAACAGCATTGCAACTGCTACAGCCCTTCCGCTTTCGGCAGCGTTGGCGAAGAACATCCTTGATGAAGTGAGCCGTGAAATCCAATCAGATGGTTGGCAGTTTAACACCATCGAGAACTTCAAGCTCGCCCAAGGAATCCCCACAGGAACCTTTCAAGTCCCTGCAAATACCCTTCAAGTGGACGCAGTGGATCGCTCCTATGACATCGTTCAGCGTGGCTTGAACATCTGGGATCGCACTAAAAACACTGCGACGTTCACGGTGGACACACTCACGGTAAACATGACTTTCCTTTTGGACTGGGAGGATCTTCCAGAACAAGCAAGACGCTACATCACCATTAAGGCTGGACGGGTGTTTCAAGGGAGACTTGTGGGATCTAGGGAACTTGAGAGCCTTATCATGCGTGATGAGATGATGGCCAAGGCTCGCCTAGAGGAGACCGATGGACGCAACTCTGATATCACTATCTTTGACAACTACGATGTTGCCAGCCGTGTTGGTATTAACCGCAGCGGAGATATCTCTTAAATCTTATGGCAAACATTACAACATCCGTATCCAACTTGGTCGGAGGAGTTTCTCAGCAGTCACCTAAAGTCCGCTTTGTGGGCCAGTGCGAGGAGCAGATAAACGCCTTGAGTTCCATCAGTGACGGCCTAAAGAAACGCCAGTGTACCCGTGTGATCTCCGACATCTACGAGAGCGTGATCAATCCTACGGACTTGGTTCACTTTATTAACCGCTCGGAAACTGAGCGATACGCTGTTGTTCTTAACGACGAGGTCGCGCGAGCCTTTAATCTTGTCACGGGTAACGAGGCAACCATCAACGGCCTTACGGGCGGCACACCGCTTCCTGATTACCTTAAGACGGCCTATGCTCGCAAGACGATTAAGCCGATGGCGTTGGCAGATACTACCTTCTTGTTGAACACTGAGGTAACCACGGCTATGACTGCGGATCTCTCTGAGACCTTAGATGAATCTAGGGCTTTGGTGTTTATCAAACAAGGGGATTACCAGAAGAAGTATGAGTTGCTCTTCAATGCTTACGATGCTGAAACGGGATCAACACGGGCTGTTGTGCAGTTGATGTGGGCTGCCGAGAATACGGCTGGTGGTTACTATTATTATATAAATGGTGTGACTGTTTTAGACGCTGGCAACGGGTATTCCTCACAGTATCCACCTACGCTTGACTTAGCTAAAACAGGTATAGTTGATATCTACGGAGCAGCTATTTTTAAGGTAAACATCAACGACGCTACTGGTAAAATTACAACTGTTGATGTGTTAGAGCCAGGTGGTTATAGTAATACCAATATGTCTCCAAGCGTAAGCTATCCTTACGATAGTGCTGATGAAGTTGTAATTTCTTACACGTCGCTCGGATCTACAAGCGCAGCCAATGCTGACACGTCTGTTATCATGTCAGGAATTAACTCGGCTATCAGTACTAATACTGCTCTAAACGCAACCTATACCCGTACGATAAACGGCGGCTCTCTGATTCTTGATAAGACAGGTGGTGACACCTTTTATCTTACAAGCCGTGATGGTCTGGCAAACACTGCGATTGGGATCGTCTTTAAAACCGTAGACGATATTTCGGATTTACCTAAGAAAGCACCTGTTAATTTTGCTGTATCCGTTCGTGGTTCTCTAGATAGCAAGGAAGACGACTACTACGTCAAATTCAAGACCAACGACAATGGTTTCTTTGGCGATGGCGGGTGGATCGAGTCGGTGGGTTATGGTATTCCTTATAAACTTAATGCCGAAACACTTCCATATCGGCTTATCAATACCGCTGTTGATACTTTTGAGCTTAATAAAACCGCTTGGGCTGAACGTATTGTTGGTGACAACGATTCCAATCCGCTTCCGTCGTTCATAGGGAAACCCATAAACAACATCTTCTTTTTCAAGAACCGCCTTGGGTTGCTCACGGATGACACGGTGTTGTTCAGCGAAGCTGGGCAGTTCTTTAACTTCTTCAGGACCACCGTTCGCACGTTGTTGGACTCAGATCCTATCGACGTTTCAGCGGCCTCTACGACCATCTCTAGGCTCTCCTCTGCTGTTGCCTTCCAAGAGAACCTTATTCTGTTTGCTGACCGTGGGCAGTTCGTGGTTAAGAGTGGTGACACCTTGACCTCTAAGACCATTTCGGTGACTGCTGTGACCAACTACGACGTGGACACCTCATCGGAACCTATGAGCCTTGGGTCTTACGTTTACTTCACGTTCCAACGTGGAAACTATTTGGGTGTCCGTGAGTTCCGCTTGGATGTTGCTTCGTCAACCTACGACTCATCGGACATCACTTCACAGATCCCATCTTACATCCTTTCGGGTGCTACATCCAAGTTGATCTCATCATCTACGGAGAACATCATTTGTGTTCACACCCAAGATGGAACCTCAAACACCCTTTACGTTTACAAGTTCTTCTGGAGCGGTAACGAGAAGGTGATCTCAAGCTGGTCTAAGTTCACCTTTGCAATGGATATCCAAGGGGTTGAATTCATGAACTCTAAGTTGTACATCGTGGGCAACAAAGACGGACGAGCAATGCTCACCTTTATCAACATGGAGGAACAACGGACTGAGACTGACACCCTTGGGAACTTCTCTTACCACCTTGATCTCCTTACAAAGGTCACCAGTGGGCCTACGGATTACATCACGCTTCCTTACCATGTTGAGCAAGGGGACGTTGTTGAAGCCTACGATGAAAAGGGAATCAACATAAAGATTGATAACGTAGTGGGTAACACGGTGTACCTAGATCGCCCAGCAACCTGCTTTATTGGTCTCAGGTATCCTATGGAGTACACCTTCAGTGAGCCTGTGTTTAAGCAGCAAGGGGGACCACAGGGGACTCCTTCGGGTCTTACTAGGTTCATCCTACGTAACGGTGTTGTCTTCTTCTCCGATGCTGCTCACTTTAGAATCGAAGTGACACCTGTGGCTCGTGATACGATGACCGTGGATTTCACGCCTAGTATCGTTGATGTGTCCCGTGCTGGCACTATGATCTTCAAGGATGGAGCAATGCGGTTTTCAATCTTTACAGAGGCCAAGGATTCCGTTATTAAAATCATCAATGACAGCGCATTCTCAGCCAATTTCCAATCAGCAGAATTTGAAGCAAACGCCCACACAAGGGCTTCCCGATACGCTTAGGAGTTACCAAAAGTGCATCATTAGGTCTTCTGTGGTTGACGATATCAAGCCCATTGCGGAGACCATGAGACCCTTTGATTCCCTTGAGTGTCACTGTGGGGGCCATAGTCCCGAGGATGCACTGAGGATTGGCCTTACACTCGACCTGTGTACCTTCACAATCTGCTGTAGGTTCGATGGCACTCCTTTGGCTATGTTTGGCTGTGGTGGAGAAGACACCGATGAGCCTTATATCTGGGCGTTAGCGAGTGACCTATTGGTTCCTAGAGCAGGACGGGATTTCATAAGGCACAGCCCCGAGTGGATCAAAGCAATGCTTAAGGCTGTCGGAGGAACCGCTTGTAACTACGTACACGCTGATAATACCGACGCAACCCGTTGGTTGCTTTATTGTGGTGCTGAGTTCTCCGACGAAGTCTTTCTTAAAAATAATCAACCTTTCTTAAAATTTACAATTACCCAAGATGTGTGAACCTATAAGTATCTCGCTAGCTATTGGAGCTTTAACCGCCGCGACTTCAGCAGTTGGACAAAAGCAACAAGCAGACGCTCAAGAGAAACAACAAAAGCTAGCGTCTCAACAAGAACGCCAACGGTATCTTGAGGAGGTTACATCGTTACGTCAGCAGCAAGCCCAAGAACAAGTAGCTAAGTCTCAGCGGATGCAAGAGGCTGAACTAAAGGGCAAGGAAGCCAAGGCATCCGCTGTTGTGGCTGCTGGTGAGGGAGGTGTTGCAGGACTAAGCGTGGAAGCACTTGTGGCCAACATCTCCCGTAAGGAAGCCACCTATGCGTTCTCTGAGCAGAAACAAGCTGAGATGATGAATACCGCACGAACGATGGAAATTCAATCGGCTGGATCTGGATACCAAAGGAATATGCTCAGTATTAACAAACCCATTACTCAACCCAATTATGTTAATGCTGCATTGGAAGGTGTTCAATCAGGAATGAGTGTATACTCCGCAGGACAAAAAGCAGGCCTTACAACCCCTAAAGCTCCTTAATTTTTATGACACAAGAAGAACTTCTTAAAGCACTCAAGGGCGGCGGTGGTCGTGAACAAGTAAACTTTGATCTAGGTCAAGTTGGCTTACGTCCCACGATTCAACGAGGTGGACAGTATAACGTACAGGTTCAACAAACGCCCCAAACGAACCCTGCGCTTCAACTTGCGGATGCTTTCAAAGATAGCTCTAAGCTCCTCAAT